CTTGATCTTCTTGACGCCCGTGTCCGGCTTTTCACCGTTCGCGGAACCACCGTCTTTGCGAGCGCTGCGCTCTTCTGTCTTACCCTTCATGATCGTATTCCTTTAGTTCTGAACGTACTGGACAACAAGAACGCCGCGACCCGCGCCCGCAGCAGCCGATGTGACCGTGACCTGCAGATCAGAGATCGTCGCAAGCCATGTCGTCACTTCCGCGAGCGTTGCCGGCTCGACGGGCGTGATGCCGACGGCAGGCGTAACGGCTGGGGCGAGGACCGCCGAACCGTTCGTGTCTACGCCGTTGACGGTGATTGTGCCGCCAAAGACGATTGTGCCGTAAACATCGATCCCAACGATTGTGGAGCCTTTCGGCAGCACAATGTTTGTGATCGTTGTCGTGCCGTTTTCGATGAGGGGGAACTGCTGCGCGAGAACCGCTTTGCCGACATTGGCAATGTTGTTGCCAAGCGCGTTGCCGCTTGTCTCGAAGATGGTGCCCGAACGAACGGGACCGGTAAATGTAGTCTGGCCCATGTGTGCCTCCTGCACGAGTTCGCCCTGGAGTCTGTGCAGAGTCCGCTAGGCCGGTCTGCAGGGCTGGGTGCCTAGAACAGATGGTCCCGAAACGAATTTCGGGACCATCCTGATTGCCTTACGATGTGGGGAACGAACCCCAGATCGAACGCCAGTTGTAGTAGCCGAACGAGTAGCGCTCGTAGCCCTTGACCAGGAGGTTGTCCGTGGTGAAGTCGACCTGCATGTCCATCTCGTAGGGGACGCGTTCCATATAAACGAGACCCTTGATGTTCGTGAGCAGGAACCAAGCGTAGTTCGACGTGAGGAAGTCCATGACCATGTAGCCTTCGGGAAGACCACCAGCCGTAGTATGGATAGCATTCACGTCATTATCCGCGGTGCCGGGGCGCAATTCGGTCTTTGTCAGACGAATGGCTGTCGGCTCCAGGGACGGCGGAATGATCAGCTTACGGCCACGCGCGAACATTTTCAGTCCGGCGATGTCGCGGAAGTTCTGACGAATTGAGACCATCGCGTTGAGCAATGAACTTTCGTTCAGATCGACCGGAACAACCGGGACGTTCGGAATGACCTGGCCGTCAATCGGATGGTTCGGCGAGCACAGGGCAACGCCATCACCACCGACCGCCGCGTTATACGTCTCGGCTGTATTGAAGATGTTCGCGCCGTAGATTTCCTTGGTCTGACCGAAAGATTCGATCAGGCCGAGGTTCGTCGGCGTGAACTGTGTCTTATACAGGTTGTCATCAATCGCCTTACGAGTGATCCCGTAGCCGAGACCGATCTCATAGTGCTCCTGATTGTAGACGTAACGCTCGGAGGCGTTGTTGTCGAAGCTGACAGCACCACCTTCAGTCTTGATTGCGGCAAGACCGAGGTAACGCATTTCAGCGGTGCGTTCCAGAGCCATGTTCGACTTGGCCTTTTCAAAGACCTTGTCCCACTGGCTCGGGATCTGCGGATATTTACCTTCAACGCCCCGGAGGCCGGGGAGCAGAAGGTCGCGGATGGCGCTAAGATTAACAGCCATTGGTCCTTACTCCTTAGGCGATGCCGGTCACTGCGCCGTTAGAACGCAGCATTTCGTTGTTGAAGCCAACCACAACGTAGTTGTAGTCAGACGTCGGATCAGTGCCATTGGCACCAGGCGGATCGATGACCATGTCCACGATCTGGAACGGGAAGGTCGATGTCGTGCCGACAGTGTCCAGGAACATGCCCGACTGCTGCGTGTTGGTGTTGCCAACGCCGACATTGAGCTGCGCCAACTGACCGACCGGCGAAGACACGAAGTCGTAAATCGTGCCGCCCGCGCCGAGCTGGAAAGCAGCGCCGCTGGTCTGGACCACGAAACGAGCGTTCGGATCATCGATGACGTAGGCAATAATATCGCCCTGAGCGTCAGCGCCCGGGTAATACTGCGACCAAACCGTCTTTTTCTGCGAGATCGACAGATACTGGCAACCCCAGAAAATGCCGGCCAGCGGAACGGCACCGGCAGTCGCCTGCTCGATATAACCATTCGCCGGACCCGTCACCGGGACCACCGCGTCACCTTTGAAGATGGCTGTCGTATTCAGGTTGGAGATACGGCGAGCCGAGATTCTCCAGTTCATGGGTCCGTTCGATGTGTTTACCGGACGGAAGCCGAAGGGTGCAAAATTATTGCTCACGCCCTTCCTCCTTTTGAAGAGAAAGTCCATGAACTATAACAGCGCGTTATAGCGGTAGACGGGAATTTTAGCGCAATCCGGCGCGGACCGCGAAGATTTTTCGGAACCCTGTTCCGATGTTTGGTAGGGTTCCTACCAAACTTTAAGCGTTTTTCTTACGTTTCAGTTCCTCGGCGCGAGGATATTTGAGCAGTAAGACGAACGCAAAATGGACAAACGACCACGAGGTCAAAGTAATCAAATGTCGGCGGATTATATTCCGCCGACATGTTTGTGTCAAGTTACAGGTCTTATTCTGGAACGTCGATTGGGCCGCGTGTTTTCGAGAAGCGATTAACTTCACGACGACCGAGGTCATTTGCACGGCCTTCACGCATTTGCGCTTCCTTCGTGACGACGGCCTCGCGCGCAGCGCGACGCTCTTCGGCACGGGCCTCATCGGTGAAGACTTTCGGGCGCTCCATCAGGACGAGTCCGCCAACCTCAATCGTATTGCCCTTCCAGCCGCGCGGCATGAGTTCGGGGTGACGATCAAGCGGCACCTCTTCCCAGCCATTCAGTTCGTTCTGGCGGATACGGTCGATGTCATCCTGATTGAGAACCGACTTCAGTTTCCACTGATAGTCCCAGCCGTCGGGTGCAGGCGGGGCCCAATATTTGTCGCGCTCGGAACCCTGCGCGAGATCCGGGTTGTTGCGAAGAGCGCGCACGCGGGCTTCCGCGCGGGCTTTCGAGTCGAGGACTTTGCCGTCCGGTTCCGAACGGGCGCCGCCTTCGGCGGCTTTCAGGGCGCGACCCTCCTTCGTTCGAAGGTCTACGTTCTGGTCTGTATTTGTCATGACTTAATTCCTTTAGGCAGAAAGTTTGCCCTGTTTGATGAGGAACGCCTTGTTGCGCGCATAGCTCTCGATGGCTTTGTCGCGCGGCAATTCGGGTTCGGCGAGGATCGCCATCTCGACTTCCGCCGAGGAGAGCGTCATCGTGTTCGGCTGGCTGGAGCGCGACGAAACGGATGCCGCCGACGACACAGGCGCCGAGGCGATCTGTTTGCGCGGTGCGGCCTGTTGACGCGGCTGCTCCTCACGCGGCTGTTCACGCGGCTGTTCCTCGCCATAACCGAGGCGACCCTCGATGTAGCGGAAATATTCCGGCGATTCTGCCGCATACCCGTCCTCAACGGCGTCCTCGTGCGCGCGACGCAGTTTCTGGATCTTGTTCACGGCGTCTGGATGCGAACGAAGCCACTGCGCGCTCTTTGGCGCGAGTTTCGACGCGAACATCTCGACGGGATCCTGCGGAACTTGCGGCTCGAAGTTCGGCATCTGTTGTTCGTAGACCGAACCCTCCGCCGTCTGCTGTTGCAGACTTTCCTCGATGCGCTGTTTGCCGTTCTGCAACTGCAGAATGTGCGACTCGCATCGCGCCATCGCGCGCTGGGCTTCTGCCGCCAACTGATAGTTGCCAGCCTGCATCGCCTCGGCGTAATCACGCTCCGCGTTCGCGGCGGCCTGTTCGGTCGCGTCAATCGCGTTCATGATGATTTTGAGGTTCGAGTCCTGAACCTCGCCGCGCGAATACTGCGCTTGCTGCGCTTGCTGGCGCGCGAAGTCCTCGGCCTGTTTGCGGGCCTGACGTTCGGCCTCGGCAACGCGTTTTTGATGCTCATATTGCCGTTTCATGTCGGCAAGAGCTTTCTCGCGCGCGTCCTCCTGCGCCGTCGGCGCGTCGGCCTTTACGGCGACACGAGCTTCCGGTTCTTTGACCTTCGTGTTGTCGCCAAGTTCGACCTGCACTTCGTCCTCTGCGGGAAGTGTGACCTCAACCGGCTTTTCTTCGATTTTCTCGTCTGACATGGGAGCGTCCCTTTAGTAAATGGCATCCGGGTGGCTTACCCGGGCACGGATGTGAATGTCGGTCACGACGCGGCAATCCACGACGTTCTCGCGCGAAAAGTTCGACTCGAGATTGTTCAACTGAAACGGCCAGCCATCAGACGGGCGAAACACGACCCAGTCGCCGACATTGATGTCACGGAACTTGGTGCCGTCTTCGTCAACGTATGCCGTCGAACCGAGTTTCAGGATAACGCCGACCTTGCCCTGATAACGATCCTCTTCGCGCGTCGCGTCGGTAAGGAAAATGCCGGAACGTGTCTTTTCCGGGCGCTTATACAGCGCAATCAGAACATCGGAGCCGAAAATCTCAACACTGGATAAGTCACCCGCACGATCAAGGATGTCCTGCTTGGGATCCTTTTCATGCAACATTTCCATAGCCGGCATGGCTACTACCTTTCTTCTTTGTCGTCCAACCCGATTGCTTTCCGGTTGGCAAGTTTGGCAATCTCGAGGGCTTCTCGGACGCCGTGCATACGCCCCACGCGATACCGATAATCGGCATAGTCGGACGCCCGCCCATTTATTAGTTCAGCAGCTAGCTTCTCTAACAGATGGCCGTATTCTTCTTCGATCAATTGGTAGAGTCGGAGATCGAGGTTCATTTGTTCGCTCCGGCGATGTCCGATTTACAATCGCGGCGAACTATTCTAAGAATTCTGTCACACATGACATCCCCTTCCGATGTTGTGTTAGAGGGTCGGGCATTGCCGTGACCAATGCCCGACTCTCGACTATTTCTTAATAGTTGTTCTTGGATTCGTATTTACGGTCGCCTTTTTTCTGGCGCAACGTCTTTTCGATACGACCGAGGCCACCGCCACCGCCGTAACGCTCCGAGAACTCAATCTGGCCGCGCGAGGAGTCACCCTCCGGTCCGTGCTGCCAGCCGCCGTTCGTCGCGTTCGTCGAGTCGCCTTCCGGCCCCGACACGCGGCCACCGGCTTTGCGCATCGCCATCTGCGGGCCACCC